TTTTAAAAAAGGGGAACCAAGCAAAAAAAAAACACTCAAAAAAACGATTTGCAAATAAACTTGTAACTTGCTATGATAAAAAAGATACATGTTTTAAGGAGGTTTTAAATGCGTATTGAGAAAATTGATCCAAATAAAGTTCACCTTGCTGATTATAATCCTAGAGAAATAAGCAATTATGCATTTAAAGGATTAATTGAATCCATCAAAACTTTTGGTTTTCAGCAACCCATAATCATAAATAAAAGAACAAATACTCTTATTTCGGGTAATCAACGCACAAAAGCAGCAATAGAATTGAGATTAAAAGATATTCCTGTTGTTTATGTAGACTTATCAGAAATAGAGGAAAAGGCATTCAACATCACCATGAACAATAAAGGAATCATGGGTGATTTTACTGAAGGATTAAGGGATTTGATGCAAGAGATTGAATCTGGCTTAGGTTCTGATTTCATTTTCGATTTAAATCTTGACGAGGTCCTAAAAGATCTTCCTAAACTGTTCTCTTCAGAAGAACCAAGTGAAGGAGAAGAAGGAGAAGGAGAAGGAGAGGAAGAAGGAGAGGAAGAAGCAGGGGAGCCAGAAGAAAATACACATAAAGAAAAAATGGGTGTTTACGTCTCCTTTCAAACAAATGAAGAGGCGGAAGAATTATTTATTGAATTAAGAGATAGAGGCTATAAGGTTGTGCTAAAATGAATTATGGAATTCCCTATATGGGAAGTAAATCAACTATTTTACCTTCAATATTTGCAAATCTTCCTAAAGCGGATCATTTTTATGATTTGTTCGGGGGTGGTTTTAGTGTTTCTTATTATGCTCTTCTTCATAAAATGAAGAAATACAAAACAATTCATTACAATGAGATTCAAGAAAATACAGTGGCTTTAATAAAAAAAGCTATATCAGGATTTTATAGTTATAAAAATTTTAAACCAACTTTTATAACAAGAGAAGATTTCTTTAAATTGAAAGATGAAGACGCTTATGTTAAATTTTGTTGGAGTTTTGGAAATAATGGAGAAAGTTATATGTTTGGAAAAGATATCGAAGAATATAAAAGAAGTATTCATATGGCAGTTGTATTTGATGAATTTAATGACATTGCTTTTGATATTTTTGGATTTAGAAAATGGCCTAAAGAAGTTCATACCATACTAAAAAGAAGAATTTACTTAAGACAAAGAGTTTCATATTTGAATACAAAAAGAAAACAGCCTTTAAAAAGAGGTGAACTTGAGCAACTTCAGCAACTTGAGCAACTTCAGCGACTTGAGCAACTTCAGCAACTTGAGCGACTTGAGCGACTTGAGCGAAAATTAATTATAACAGCAAAGGACTATAGAGAAGTTGAGATCCTTCAGAATTCTATTATTTATTGTGATCCGCCCTATGAAAAAACCGCTTCATATGGCATAAACTTTAATAAAAAAGAATTTTTAGATTGGGCTTGTAATATTAATCATCCTGTTTTTATATCAGAATATGAAATAAAAGATTCTAGATTTAAACTTATTTATGAGATTGACAAAAGATCTTTACTTTCAAAAGATGATAACTCAAAAACAGTAAGTGAAAAACTTTATTGGAACGGGAAATAAAAACTTTTTATAAAAATATATGGAGGGCGAATGGCTGAAGAAATGACAAAAGAAAATATTAAATTAAAAAGAGAAATGTTGGATTTGTCAATAAAAGCTAAACAATATATTAATAAAAATGACATAATAAAATCAATTGATAAAACAAGAAAATCTTTTAACGAAGCAATAAATGAAATTTCAAATATCACAAACGTTTGCCCGAATTTATTAAAAGATGTGGTTGATGATTTCATTTTAGCTTTAAAGGAATCTTTAAATGTCTAAAAATATTGAAAAATATAAACAATATACATTTGAACTTCCAAAAGAGGATGAATTGCCATTTAAGATAGAAATTATTAAATATAAAGATTTATATGCAATATGTGAACAAGTTCTTAATGGTGTTGCTATTGATATAGCTTTTATTTCTATTGGAAAGGAATTTGAATACTCTTTAATAAGAAATGATGCAAACTGGTTTCCAGAAAGCAACACGGCAAAAATGTTTCGCTTTATTAGAATGTATAGAGGAAAAGCATTGGCAAGCACATTAAGGAACCTTCATCGCATTGCATGCTCATCAAATTCACAAGCTGCAATTCAAGCGGGCAGGATGCTCTTAGAATATGAGCAGGTAGTTCGTATGAGAGATAAGCCTAAAGAAATTGTATAGGGCAAGACAATTATGTTTTACATAAGCTTTGTGCCCGTTTTTCTATTTGACTTTTATTCTATTTTAAAATAAGGTAGAAAAAGCATGTTATAAAAAGAATTGAAGACTTTTTTACTCCAAAAATAAGCATGCTTTTTTATGGTTTGACAAAGGAAGCGTTTTTTTATATGATAATAATACACGTTCTTAATTATAAGGAGACACCATGGAACGAGACAATGCAAGGAATACAAAAGAGGATGTTGTTTTATTACTAAAAGAAGCTATTGAAGAAAATAAAGTTTTTGCTTCATTTAATCTTGCGAAAAACATTTATGATGTTTTTATGGAGAAAGTGCTAACTTTATTGAAAAACAATGGAGAGTTAAGGATCCATGAACTTGGAATCTTTAACTATAAAGTGGTAAAATCACGCATTTGTACTTTACCAAAATCTTTAGGAGTACAAACAAAAGAAGGAAGTCGTTTAAAATTCCGACCTTCTAACGCTATCAAGTTTATTGAAAAAAAAGATATGCCAAAGCCTCTTAAAAAGGACAAGGTAAATAAGATTGTCAAAACTGATAAAAAACCTAAAAAGAAGAAATAGAAATGTACATCATTAAAGAGCATAGGAAGAAAAATCAGAAAAACGTTGAAAGACTTATGCTCGCTGGTTTTTCTTTTGAGAAGGCAAGAAAAATTTGCGGATATTCAAATGAGGAATCAATATCCTTAAAAGAGAAAGTTCTTTACATTGAAGAACATGTTATTGATGCCGAAAATCAAAATGTTGATGAAAGTGTGACAATTAACATTGGGCTTGAATAACTTCTCTTTATATGACAACGTGACTGAATGGTTTAAGTAGCAGTTTGCAAAACTGTTTTATATTGGTTCGATTCCAATCGTTGTCTTTGTTATAAAAGAGGTATTATGATTAATTTTGATATTAAATTAAATAAAAAACAACATGAATTTTTTACTTCAAATGCACAACAAACAGCTCTTACTAGTGGGTTAGGGGGCGGGAAATCCTTTATATTAAACGCCTCTTTTATTTTTAATGAAGTCTTAAAATACCCCAATGCTGTTCATTGCGCTAGCGCTTTATCTGTAAGACAATTGAAAGATGTAACATTACCTTACATTGAATACTTCTTAGATATGTGTAAAATTAGATATTCTTTGAATAAAAGTGATTTAAATTTACAGTTAAAAAATAAAGAAAAAACTTTAATTCATTTAAGAAGCCAAGATATGTCTGATAAAGTACGTTCAGTCGAATATGGATCTCTTTATATTGAGGAAATGAGTTATTGGGAAGAGACTTCTTTTAAAACATTTTTAGGACGTTTAAGAAATAAGAATGGTTCTTTACGTTTAAAAACAGTATTTACTCCAAATGGTCTCAATCATGCTTATAAATATTGGATTGAAGACTGTAATCCTAATAGAAATATAATTTATACTTCTACATATGAAAATAAGCACTTGCCTGACTCTTATATTAAAATGTTAGAAGATTCATATGATAGTGAACTTCAAAAACAAGAACTACATGGAAAATTCTTTGAATCAAATGCTCAACAAATATACTACATGTTTAGACGTGAAAAGAATGTTTTAGCATTTAATGACAAACCACCTACATTTGTTGGTAATGACTTCAATGTAAATCCGATGTGTGGAGTAATAGGATTTCAAGAAGGGAACAAGTTATATATACAAGATGAAATTTATCTTCAAAATAGTAACACTTATGTTCTTAGAGAAGTCATAAAGGAAATGGTTCCATGCTATCAAAAACTAGATATAATTGCTGACAGTACGGGTGATTCCAGGAGAACATCATCTTTAAAAACTGACCACCAGCTTTTAAGAGAAGCTGGTTTAAATGTGGTTCGCTTTAGAAATCCAAGTATAGGTGATAGATATAATGCTGTGAATGCCTTGCTGGAACAAAAAAGAATTATTATTCATCCTAGATGTAAAATGCTTATAAAGGACCTTGAAAAGCTTTTAAAAGATAATAAGGATGCAACATTATCACACATAAGTGATGCTCTCGGATATGCTGTTTGGCATTATTTCCCATTGAAAAGAGAGAGAAAATCCGATACAATATTCTTATAGGAGGAAAAATGTTTTTTTATAAAATAACATTTGAGGACAATGAAATAAAAGAGGGAACCACAAAATCCCCTCAAAATGTTTTAACAGAACTTATTGGTAAATTTAAAAGAATAAAAGCTTTTGAATGCTATAAGGAAGAATTAATCATAAAAAAGGCAGAACAAAAGGAGTTAAAAAATGAGCGTAGAACAGTTAAGAAGCGAGCTAAGTAATATAAATGCTTATATTGGTGAGCATGCAGAATACTTGAAGGTGAATAGAACCTTATTTGAAATCTATAATGGAAACCTATGCTATTACCTTTGTCAAGCTATTGATAATGAAACAAAAAGCGATTTAACAAGGGAAGAAATTAAGGCAAGACTTAACACAACAAACATTTTAACAAAGGTTGTTCAAAAACTATCTAAAGTTTATAATGCAAAGGTAGCAAGAAAGCTTTTATATTCTGACAAAGAAAATTATCAAGAAATCTTTGATGAAATGGAAATTAATTTAAGAATAACTCAAAAGATGAAAAATGCAAATGAATTAATAAACATTTCTAATTGTGTTGCAATTGAGCCAGTCTTTATTGATGGTATGAATGAAATCCGTGTTATTCCAGCACATCAATTCTTGCCATACTCAAACAATAAATATGATAAAACAAAAATGACACATTTCATCAAGTTTATTGGTGAGGATAAGATTTTAAATGAACGAAATGATATGAATATTTATTCACGTTTTATTGTTTACGATAATGAATCATGGCTTGAATGTAATACGGGTGGTGATATTTATTCATCGGGTGATCATTTTCTTGGTGAGATTCCTTTTGTTTATATAAATAAAAATGAGTATCTTTTAAAACCTTTTGAAGATGCGGACACTTTGCATATGTGTTTGTTACTTCCTTTGATGCTCACAGATTTGAACTTCGCGCTAAGATTTCAAAGCCATTCCATTGTTTATGGTGTAAATGTGGACGCTTCTAATTTAAGTATGACGCCTAATGCTTTTTGGTCATTTTCTTCCAACGGACAAGATGGTGATAAGCCCATAATAGGCACCATAAATCCAAGTGTTGATTCTGAAAAAATGATAGCAACGGTAAATCATGAATTTACTTTGTGGCTTGACACAAAGAATATAAAGACAGATGCTTTAAGGCAATCATATTCTGGTGATACAATGTCTGGAATTTCAAAAGCAATTGATAATGCAGATGTTAATGATATTGTTGACCAAGACACTATTTTGTTTAAAGATGCTGAAGATAAGTTATGGAATCTTATTCGAAAAATGTATAACTCAAAATTCATTGAAACTAAAATTAATGTTGATACACTTGAAGAAGACTTCTTACCAACTATTATATTTTATAGAAAACCTGTTGTCATTGAAACATCAAAAGAAAAACTTGAGAATATTATTACAAAAATATATAATAATTTTATGACTGTGCGCATGGCATTAAAAGAAATTTATCCTGATATGTCTGATGACGAAATTGAAATGCTTATTAAGGAGATTGAAAGTGAACGATTATCGAAAGCAAGCACAGATAATGATACCAATTCCGAAGGGTTATCCGATAACAACTCGTGAAAGAATTGGTCGTGCTATAATTAAAAAAATAACAGAAAACACTATCAATGGATATGATAAGTATGGAAACCCTTTTGTTCCATACTCTACTGCTTATGTTGCTTCATGGGCTTTTAAAATAACAGGAAAAGGGCAACGTGTCACATTGAGAATGACAGGTGAAATGCTTTCTGATTTGTCCTTATTAGACAATAAAGATGGCATTTTAACGTTCGGTTTCGAGTCTATGGAACAAGCTGCTAAAGCACACGGGCACATAACGGGTGGAGGTAGAAATGGATCTCTTCCCGTTCGTGACTTTCTTGGCTTGCCAGATGATCATTTAATGACAATTCTTAACTCCTTCCCCAAACCACAAAAAGCCAAAGAATTTGAAACATTTGCCAAAAATGTTGAAGCAAAACTTCTTGGAATGCCTCAAAAAGAAACCAAACCAAAAAAAGAAAAAGAACCAACAAAAAAGAAAAAAGATGGTTTGGATGAATGGTTTGAAAGGGTACAAAAAGAGCAAGAGGCTATTCAAAAAGAAAAGACGGAAGCACAAAAAAAAGAAGAAAAAAAAGAGGTTATTGAAACAAAAGGTTATCAAATGCCTGGAATTGATTTAATAGCATGGATTAAAGAAGATACTTATTTTGATTATACAAAAAAGAAACCATCTGAAGAAGATTTATTAAAATATAAAGTTAAAGCAAAAGAAATGTCAAAGACTTCTATGTGGGGAATAAACATTTATGATTTTTATAAATCTTTAAACTTATCCTATCA